CCATAGACAGGTTGCACCTCGTCCCCTTTGCGCAGCGCAAAGCAATACTCCACCCGATATGATCCCCGATCATCTTTCACCAACACATGGCAACTGATGATCAGCTTGTGGCCAGCGAACGGCCCTACAGAAAGAACCCCGCCACCAGACGGAGCAGCAGCGCCGCTAGGACGTACCCCAGAACCGGACGGAGTACCCACCTCCCCAGCAGCCGGAGCAGCGGCAGCAGTGGCCGGAACGGTCTTGCGAGGCTGGTCAATATACTCAGGCTTGATAAAACCAAAGTAGAGACAGAATCCCATAACACCCAGAAAAAACAGTATTTTAGGGTCTCGCAGTATCGAGCTGCCCGCGATTGTATCCGAGACTTTACCTGTTGTAGTTGAGTCATAGAGTTTGAAAACATACTTCGGCACCTTGTTGAATGGCTTGGCTTGCAGCACATGAGAAGTGGACGTGCCGGAGTTATCCGACAGGTGTAAAACGGTCTTGTAGCGGCCACCGATCCCCAACACGGCCATGTTGGTGTGGCGGATAGCGGTTTCTGCAGGGGCTCGAATGACGGAATGCACCTTGCTGATATTCGGCGTGGTGAAAACGAAATCCCAGTTGTGGTGACGGTGCATATCAAAGGCAACATCAATGGTTTCCGGCCTGCCATCCTGTTTGGCCTGCTCTGGCCCACCTGGATAAGCGAGGCGGTCTAAATCCGACTGGCGCCATGATGGCGGAAAGACCCGCTGAACCTCATCGACCAGAAAGAATGCGCCCTTCGGTGCCCAGTGATAAAAGCGGGCCAGATGATCCCTGCCCTCTTGGGATTCGGTCTCGATGTAGGTCACTTCAAAGGCATCAGGGACAGCCTTGCCCAACACCTCTTTGCAACGTTCAGCAGTGAAGCCGCGAACGTTGGTGATGATGTGGCGGCCTGCCTTGATGGCGGGCAGTACATCGGTATGAATGGCCCCTGACGACTTGTAAGAGCCGGGCGCGCCGTGGTGGATCTTGATGGACATTTACCACCCCATCATATTGAGTAAAAACCGAGTGACAAACGCCTGAGACAATATCGTGAGTCCCTTATCCAGATGTAGATAAAGCAACATTCCACGCATATCCGCAGGCAACGCATTAAAGGATTGTGATATGAGCTCACTAAAATGGATGTTGACCAATATTTGCTTTGCCACGTCCCACGAGAAGGTAAGTAAAAACAACTTAAACTCAACCCATGAAACAACCATCTTTACCGCCAGCCATGCGCCGAATTGCACAGCCAACTGATATATGTCGTTGAAAAACGAGTTGAAGAAATCACCAAGCCATTCCATGCCATCACCTCTTGAAAATGATCATCAGCGCAATGAAGTAGAAGATAAACAACATCAAGCCCGCCAACGTCTGCCAAAAATCCTTTGCCGAAGGACACACCTTATAATCCTTGCCGCCATAGCTAAATAAATCGAAGCACTCCATAGGCCCAGCAGAGCCGGAAAGGCTAACAGCAAATATATCTTTTACCTCTTCTGCTATTTCGACATGCTTGTCGGAAACGGCTTTATTGACATCAGCAAGTTTTTTCTCCATCGCGGCGACATCAAAGAAACAGTTATCACCTGAACACGCAGATTTATAACCCCCTTCCTTAACAGAAAGTGGATTGTCAGCAGAGCCTGGCATTTTTGAATAATCAAGACCTTCCCCCCCCGCCCCCGAACCTGAACCGCCGCCCAGCGCATCAAGCTTACCCATCAAGGTTGCAAATTCACGACCACCCCAAGGACGATTTTGAGAAAGACCATTCAGAGCATTGGAAATATTACCGCCCACACCGTTAACGCTACGAATAACCTCACCTTGCATACTCATAATGCCACTTAACTGACCTGACAAAGGCGACAGGTCATTATGGATGCTGGATGTATTTGCATTTATACCATATGAATTTTGCACCAATGCTTTCGCCATTCCCGCATCAAAAGGTGAAGTTCCACCTGTAGAACCACCACCGGAAGAACCAGACGAAAGATTATCGAGCTTTGAGTTTATTGACTGCAAATATTCATTGGACGTATTAAGGCGCCCCAACATATAAGAGGAGGTGTTTTGAGTCTGGAATGATTGAGTGGAAATATTATCCAAATGTAAAAGAGCGGTTTTCATATCCTTATAAAGTGAATCGGCACTGTGAGCAATAGAATTAATATTATTTGAATCCTGCCTGCTGTTATCTACCACCTGACGCAGAGCAAGACCCAGATTTTTATTAAGCTTGGCAACCGCACCGGAAACAGAAGTCCCTGTTGAATCACCAATCACAGGCTGAAAATCAACCCAGCCAGTAATAGGCTTTGTACCTGCATTACCTTCATCTGGCGTATTACCACTGCCATCTGAATCACCGTTACCACTGCCATTATCTGAATAATTACAAGAAGTCCCTGTGGTTTCCACTGGCCCCTTGGTGTTGGCTAAAGGCAACTCAACACACACGCCCTTGCAGTCAACCAAGCAGCCGCCAAATTCTGAACCATCAAATTTCAGGCACACAGGCAACCGAGTAGCCATCGTGACGTTGCCCAGTTGCACGCCTACAGGACAGCCGCCGATGGCAAATGCCAGCGATGGAAAAAGCAATAAAAACAACCCTATGCGCACACAGCCCCCAATATGAAAAAAGGCGACCGAAGCCGCCTTAGATTGAAAAGGATGTTCGCCATCCCTCGACAAAGAACAAAAACCAGAGCGTCCCGATAAGCAGGGACATGGCTTAGGCTTTGCGAATAAGGCTGATCAAGATACCAACCCCAACAACCGCAGCGACAACCATCATCACCTTGGGTGAAGTGGCGTTCACATCGGATTGGGCCGCATCCAGCGCCGCCTGAGCAGCCGCAGCGGAACCAGTGCCACCGTCAGCAGCATTGGCCGCAACAGCAGACACGGAACCAACCAGAGCGATACAACCATTGCGGAACAAGCCTGAAAGTTTTTGCATTATATTTATCCTCTTTTTGCACCTACGATTACACGGGCAATAGCGCCCAGTTTTAAACCAATAACCCATATGGTTAATCCGAAACCAAAGGCCATTGATGTTGTGGTCATATCAAACTGAAACCAGTTAGATATATCCGTTAATTTGTTGTGCTCTTGGAGGGTCAAGAGCACGTAAGAGCACGTTTCCGGCGGGGCTTGTTTTACGTACCCCTCGGAAGTTAATTCAACACAGAGCATTGTTTTGGTGCCTCGTCGTCGGTCGCTGCACGTCTTCGCTCCTCCTCCTCTGGCACCGGATAATTAAGGCTTTTTATGGAGCGGGCCAAATTCATCACGCTTGGCCCCGCCTTCAATCTCAAAGCCCGCCACGATATTTCGGGCAGGGTTGCGCGGGTCAGCTTCCAACAACAGGGTGATGGGCTGCAATTTCGGACAGTCAGCAATATTAGCCAGCACCAGCGGATCATTTTTCAGTGGCATTTCTTTAGCCTCAAAGCCCCAGTTATTGATTTGACACTCGGGCATATCAATGTTGGTTGCAGGAACCAAGAATTGGATATTTGCGAAGTCATAGGGCTTGGGGGTAGCTCCTTTGCGTGAAATACCCTTGCCGTGGGTGACACACAGAACCATAACGCCAGTAATTTTAGACATAGCTAAACTCTCCATTTGGGTTATTAATGCCCGTTCAGTTGGGCTCGAAAATCGCTAAAGTATCCAGTTCAGGCGGCAGAGGTAATAACAACCGCGCCGGAACGTCATCAGGGGTCAAGTGTGCTGTTAATTGGCGCACGATAGAGGCATCTGTTAATCCCTCAACATGTTTAAGCCAGTTGACCAGACGGCCCGCCATTTTTGACATATTTGTCACCGCGTTATCGCGGCAGGTTTTAAACTTGTTTTTGAAGGTGGTGATGCGTACAGGTTCAACTTCATTTTCTGATACAGCTGCAAGCCATATCGAAAACTGGGGATACATTCCGGCAAAATATGGGTCTGGATTAACCAGCACATCGAGCGGGATTTGTCGGTCTTTACTGTGCAACTCGCCTTCGGCGCGTACCCAGTTGGGATGCTCTGCCGATTGCATCTGCTTGCCCTTCTCATAAATACGAGCGCACTTCCCATTAATTCGTGAGCCGATATAAAAAGAACAGCCAGCCGATGCAATCATACCAAAGCGTTTACGCATGGCATTGTGTACCTCTGGAATAAACTCCCCTGCCTGAATCGCCATCCATTTTGGAGCAGTGCCGCGAGCCGGATGGAAATTGCCTATTTCCGCTGCTTCAACCGCTCGGAGATACGATATAACCGAGCCTGAGTAATCATCCAATGCAAGGTCAACTCGAGTAATACGGAGCCCAGGCACCACAGAAATGACACGATGAAGAGCCCCAAAATCCAGTCCGTCACATCCTGCCCCAGTGAAAGAAACCATACAGCCATGGTTGGCAGCTCCCCAAGCGACAAGCCCGCAAGCAATGCCATCAATGAGAATGTCCCCACTGTAGCTGTAGCCGTGAAGGCCCCCGCGACGATGGCGGACGGCAAAGCGAGGCGCAGGGATCGGGACGCCAATTTGGTGATTGAGTTCGTCAAAGAAGATCTCCAGTTCTGAGCAGCAGAGCGCATCGAGAAATTGCACCCCGTAGTTGTGGATCAGGTCGTTGTAAGCGTCCCAGTATTTGCCGTTTGGGTTCACTTCAAACTCGGAAAAGTCGAGCAAGCTGGAGCACACGGCCTTGAGTTCGCGGTGAATGTCAGCGCGGGTTGTGTACTGGGAGGCGAGCACGGTCTCCATGGCTTGCGTCATGGATGGCGTGATCACTGCGGGCGTTTCGTCTTCGGACTTGGCCACATAAAGCGGCTCGGGATAAGCAACGGCGCGGAGGCGCTGCTCTGCCTTTTCGAGACGGTTTGCCGGTGCCGGAAGTGCGGGAACCGGACGGCGGAAAATCATGCCATCGACAGCAGGCGCAGGCATGGCAGCCGCCAAAACAGAGGACTTGATATCAAAGCGCGGAATAGCCTTGAGCAAAGCCCCCTGTTTTGCCAGCTCAGTGATCCGCTTGAGCGGTTCAGGCGTGAAGGTGAAGGAGAGGAAATCGATCTTGGTTTTGGGATTATGACCAGTCATCAAAGAAGACCCCCTGATCATAGAACCCGCGCCAAGTTTCCTCGGTGACTTCGACAGGCACGAAATCGAAATCGGGGTAAGTCAGTGAGAGATAACAGCCGAGTTCGCGGAGGTCGGTGAAGAACTCAACCTGACCAGCGATACAAGCGGAAATGTCGCCTGTTGGCTCATGCTGCCAATAGACGCTTCGCTCTGGTTTTGCCGGATTGATCGATGTACTCACAACCCTACCCCCTTGGTCAGAAATGATACCCTTAGACAAATCTCAATTTCTAAGAAATTAGATTAGTGGCTGAACCTTAGAATCTAAGGTCTGAGTTGTCAAGAAATATCATTTCTTAGAATCAAAGCGGTTTAGAATCACCTTGAGCACATTCACAACAGAGTTATCAATATGCCGACTAAGCACATAGATGATCCGACATGGCGAAAAGTGGAGATGGAGACGGTCAGGGCAGTGATTGCCACGAAGACCAGCCTCAAGGATACGGAGGTACTTAAGCTGTTGATACTAAAGGGGATTCAAACGATTACAGAGGACGATTACGAGGAATACGTGAAGAGAAAGAAGGCGCGTTGATTATGCCTAATTCAAGTTCGGCCCTGCCCTAAAGCGGGGCCTTTTCTTTGGTGCCTGGCTGCGCATAAATGCCGTTATGTTACGGGCGCTCTGTCGTTGCGACGATGCCAGCGAGCTGGCCCACGTAGCGGCCTAGTCGCGTCCCCTGCCCTTCGGGATTATGGCAGGGGCAAACCACTCAACATAACGCCAGCGACATTAT